TCAATGAGTGCCGTGAGTTCGTTGAACAATACCGTGATGTCGATGGTTTTGAGATCTACGGCAATACCGATTACATCTACCAATACATCGGTGACGAGTTTCAGGGTGAGATCGACTACGATCCTTCGCTGCTGCGCGTAGGCTACATCGACATCGAAACGGAATCGGAAGAGGGCTTCCCGCAAATCGACACAGCGAATGAGCGCATCAATGCGATCACGATCAAGTTGCGCGAGAACACATTCGTGTTTGGCTTGGGTCAATTCAAGGTCGCGGACAAGGGTGTCAAGTGCTTCTGCTACGAGGAAGAGGAGCGGATGCTCCGTGACTTCATCGCCGCATGGGAAACCCTTGACTTGGACATCATCACGGGTTGGAATGTCAACTTCTTCGACATCCCCTACTTGGTGAATCGCATCACTCGTCTGTTGGGCGAGAAGGAAGCCATGCGGCTCTCCCCTTGGCGCATGATCAAGAGCAGGATCGTTGAGGTCATGGAGCGCAAGAACGAGGTCTATGATCTTGTGGGCATCGCCACCCTTGACTACTTTGACCTATATCGCAAGTTCACCTATGTCACGCAAGCCTCGTACAAGTTGGATCACATCGCATTTGTTGAGTTGGGCGACCGCAAGATCGCCTACGATGGCACGATGTCGGACTTCTATACCAATGACTTTCAGAAGTTCATCGAATACAACATTCACGATGTAAACCTCGTTGAGAAGTTGGAGCAGAAACTCAAGTTGATGGAACTTGCCCTCGCCCTTGCCTACAGTGCGAAGGTGAACCTGAACGATGTGTTCTCGCAAGTCCGCACATGGGACGCGATCATCTATCACGAACTCCGCAAGGACAATGTTGTCATTCCCCTGAAGCGCGGAAGCATCGAAAAGGAAGACAAGTTCGAAGGTGCATATGTCAAGGAGCCGATTGTCGGCAAGCATGAGTGGGTCGTGTCCTTTGACTTGGACAGCCTGTATCCGCATCTCATCATGCAGTACAATCTGAGTCCCGAGACCAAGACCGCAGATGGCAAGCGCAACGCGCATACGGTGGATGAATTCCTTTCGGGTGCGCGTGAAGGAACTCCTGCGGGGGCGTACATGGCTCGTATGCGGTCGCGTGACCTTTCCGTTGCCGCCAACTGTGTGACCTTCAGGCGCGATACATTCGGAGTTTTGCCTCGCCTGATGGACAAGATGTACCAAGAGCGCAAGATGTACAAGGGCAAGTTGCTTGATGCAAAACGAGCCTTGAAATCCTTGGGCGACAATCCCGATTCCACAGAGGTCGCACGGCTGAAGAACGACATCTCAAAGTTCCACAACTTTCAGTTGGTTCGAAAGATTCAGTTGAACTCCGCATTCGGTGCTTGCGGCAACGAGTACTTCCGATATTACGATGAGGAGATCGCAGAAGCAATCACCGTGTCTGGTCAGTTGTCCATTCGTTGGATCGAAAACCATCTTAACGAGTTCCTGAACAAGAGCCTGAAGACTAAGGGCATTGACTTCGTTATCGCCTCCGACACGGACTCGGTGTATCTGCGCCTTGGTAAACTCGTTGAGATGGTGATGCCCAAGGAGACCGACAAGCATAAGATCACCAAGTTCCTCGACAAGTTCTGCAACGATGTCATTCAGCCGTTCATCGACAAGAAGTACAAGGAACTCGCGGAGCAGCAGAACGCCTACAGCCAGAAGATGCACATGAAGCGCGAGGCAATCGCTTCGCAGGGCATCTGGACCGCCAAGAAGCGGTACATGCTGAATGTCTACATGGGCGAGGAGAATGTCCTCCTTGACAAGCCCGACCTGAAGATCATGGGCATCGAAACCTCCCGCTCCTCAACGCCACAGGTGATCCGCGATTCGCTGAAGGAGTGCATCCGCATCATCATGAACGGCACCGAAGAGGAGTTGATCGACTATGTTGCCGCATTCAGGGAGAGGTTCAAGAGCCTTCCCGTACAGGAAGCAGCGTCACCTCGTTCCTGCAAAAAGTTGTCCAAGTATCGGGATTCTGCCGCCATCTACAGAAAGTCAACGCCACAGTCGGTGAAGGCTGCGCTTATCTTCAATCATATGATCAAGGAGAAGGGTGTTGGCAAGAAGTATCCACTTATCATGGAAGGCGATAAGATCAAGTTCATTCCGCTAAAGACCCCAAATCCTATTCGTCAAACCGTCATTGGCTTTGCAACCGTCATCCCGCCAGAGTTGGGATTAGACAAATACATAGACTATGACGCGCAGTTTGAAGTTAACTTCGTGAATCCCTTGAAGAAGATTCTTGACTGTATTGGTTGGCACATGGAGAAGGTAAGCACCTAGGAAGACCTATTCGCATGATCGACTCGTTTTTACGGCACAATCAAGAAAAGTATCTTGCAGAGTTTGCAAGTAAACTTCCAAGTGGCTACACACGAACGGATACGGGTGAAGTTGCTATTTTTCATCCAATAAAGATGAATAACAGCAAGCCATCGATCCTTGTTGCAACAGGATGGCATGGGGACGAGCAAGGAGCAACACTTGGATTGATGGATTTCGTTGCCTATAGCGATTCCAAGTTCTTTGCAAATCATCTCAATATTTCATACATTCCACTCGCTTCCACATCCTCAAATTACATGGGAACGCGGGGAAATGAGCGAGGGCAAGATCCCAACGCAATCGGTTCAGAACATCAGAGAATGTTAAATAATGTCGGTGAGCCATCCTCCGAGATCCAAGGTTTGTTAGACAATTTAGATTTTGTCCTGCGTCTTGCAAGGAATGGCTATTACACTATGCACGAAGACCCAAGAGACATTGAGGGGGGAGCATATGTCTACTATGAGGGGGATGAGCAGGAATTCATGTACACCATTATTGAAGAATTGAAACAATGGATGGATGTCAGCGATGAACCTATCCTGCCAAAGCACAAAAAGGATTCGTTTGAGCATTTTCTGCATGAAAAACAAATTCCCGAAGTTATCTGTATTGAGACAAATGCAAATCCACAGATGCAGATTCCTGAAAAGATTCGTCGCATCGCCCACATGAACTGTCTTCGCGTTTATTGTCAGCATATTGTTGCATTGGGCATTCATTAACGCTATAATCTCCCTAACTACCATTGAGGTCTACACTATGAGCAACTTTCTGAAGAGCATTCTTAAGGATTCTGGCAACGAACACGCTTCTCTTGCAGTCGATGGGCTTGAAGCGGACATTTCGGGATTCGTTGACACGGGTTCCTATTCTTTCAATGCATTGCTGTCGGGGTCAATCCATGGCGGTATGCCAGACAACAAGATTCTTGGAATTGCGGGTGAGTCTGCAACGGGCAAGACATACTTTGCACTTGGCATCGCACGGCAGTTCTTGCAGGACAAGCCCGAAGGCGCAGTCCTCTACTTTGACTCCGAACAGGCAGTCACAAGCGACATGATCAACGAGCGTGGCTTGGATGCCAAGCGCGTTGCCGTCTTCCCGATTGCAACCGTTGAGCAGTTTCGCCATCAGTTGTTGCAGATTCTTGACAGTTACGGCAAGTTGGACAAGGCAAATCAGAAGCCGATGCTCATCGTTCTTGACTCGCTCGGTATGTTGTCCACAAGCAAGGAAATGAACGATGGTCTTGAGGGCAAGGAAGTCCGAGACATGACCCGTTCACAGGTCATCAAGTCTGTGTTCCGCACCGTGACCCTGAAGTTGGGTAAGTTCAACATTCCGCTGATCGTCACGAACCACACCTACGATGTAATCGGAGCCTATGTTCCTACCAAGGAGATGGGCGGCGGTACGGGTCTCAAGTATGCAGCAACGACCATTGTTTATCTCTCCAAGAAGAAGGAGAAGGTTGACAATGAGGTGGTGGGCAACATCATCCATTGCAAGTTGTACAAGGGTCGCCTGACCCGTGAGAACAAGATGATCGACACCTTGCTGACCTTCGACAAGGGGCTTGACAAGCACTACGGACTCGTACCGCTTGCCATCAAGCATGGTGTTTTCAAG